ATGGAGAAAAGAAGTAGAGGTTAAGGTTAAGTCAGAAGCTATCAAGGCTATAGCTGAAGAGATGAAGACAAAGGGAAGAAGTTCCTTTAGTGCAGCCAAGCTATTACTAGATAAGGGTTGGTTAGACAAAGAAGCAGCTACAGTAGCCAAGAAGAAACTCAAGGCTAAAGAAGAAGAAGACATGAATAAAGAAGCTTTGTCATTACTATCAGATGATGCTGAACGACTAGGTTTAACAAGAGCCAACTAAAGTAATAAAGAGATGATTCCCGTCTAGCTTACAGTTTACTCCTTCTAGTAAGCCCTATGACCTTTCTCTCTTTGTAGATTTAAAAAGAGGATACCCCCACACATTGATATTTTTCCCTACAGTAGATGAAGACTTTCAGTACTTCAGGAGCCAAGGTTACGATGGTTCTTTGAATGATATGCATTACAAGGCTATGGGTGACTTAGGTTACACAGGCTCATTGAATGACAGAATACACAAGTACCTGACTGAAGAGTACGGTAGCTTCTATGAGGCTCTGAGAGACTTACGTAATGGTACATCAGTATTCTCATTGATTTCATCTTATGCTGTCAATAGCTTTGACCCAGCCCTAGTGTTTGACTTTAAGAAGAACTACTACAGGACAGGCGGTACAAATAGCACTCTGTCTAGCAGTGTAACTCATACTCGTGCAGGTCAAGCTACGATGGTAGGCTCAGATGGTCTTCTCAAGTACGCCCCTCATAACCTTCTGACTTATAGTTCAGATTTTACAAACAGCTCTTACTCAAAAGTTAATGTAACAATAGGAAGTGATAATATTGTAGCACCTGACGGAACAACTACAGCAGATACTGTAACTGCAACAGGTTCTTCTTATATACAAGCCACACTCAACTCTGCCAACACTTCAATAGGATATACTCTAAGTGTATGGATGAAAGTTCCTTCTGGAACAACATCTGTAGATATGGGTAATATAGATGCTGGGGTATACATTACAAAAACTGTAACAACTGATTGGCAACTGTTTTCTGTTACACAAACACCTAGTGCTACTACACGTTATCCAAGAGTGTTTCGTAAAACATCGGGTGATGTTACCGTACACATCTGGGGCGCACACCTATACCGCAGTGACTTAGGCGGCATGGTAAACAACCCAGCACAACCGACAGGCTTAGAAACCTACGTCCCAACTACAAGTTCTGCTGTTTACCTACCTCGTGTAGGCCACCACAGTTACAATGGCTCTGCTTGGGTAAACGAAGGCGTACTCTATGAGAGTGAAGCTAGGACTAACAGGGCAACTAATTCAAATCTTTTTAGCAGTAACAATTATACTAAAAATAACATAAGTGTTACTGCTTCTTCTGTTACTAGCCCTGACGGATCGAATAATGGCTGGAAGATAACGCCAACTGGAACTAATCCTTATATTAGAAGAGGTGGGGGAATATCAGGTAATTTTACGCATTCTCTGTATGTAAAGAAAGATACTGCTGATTATGTTGTTTTAGGTCATGGTGCTGGAAGTAAAGGACTTTTAATTAACTTTTCTTTTGCATCAGGTACAGTTGTAGACACACACGCATATGGATCTTCTACTACCTATATAAGCAATACAGTTGAAAATGTAGATAATGGTTGGTATAGAATTAGTGTAACTGGTAACACTGGAGCCAGTAACAATCTTGCAATATTACCTTGGGATTCTGCAACAGCTCCTACAAATTTAGACAGTTCATCTAATGCTAGTTCATCTACAGTTTATATTTATGGCGCACAAACAGAAGTTGCCTCAACCCCATCAAGCTACATCCCAACAACAGGATCAACTGTAACAAGGGCGGCTGAGACACTAACAGTCCCTGCGGCTAATATGCCTTGGGCCACACCTGTTGTTATTGGTAGTGAGCTGATTACTAATGGTACGTTTGATAGTAACACAAATGATTGGACAGCCGGTAGTTCTACGTTATCTGTGGACTCTAACAGATTAAAAGTTACTAACACTGGAAGTTTTGGTAAAGCCCTACAAGATTTTACCACTGTTACAGGTAAAGTATATTTAGTGACAGGTGATTATATTGCTGGCGATGTTGACGGATATGTGCAGCTAGAGGATAGAAATGGTGGAGGAACTATATACAGTGACTTTAGTCATGCTTACCAAACAGATAAAACTGTTTCAGTTTTTTTTACCGCAGTGAGTAATGAAACTAGAATAGCTTTATTTAACAGATATGGCAGTGCTGGGAATATTAACTTTTGGGACAACATTTCAATAAAAGAAATTAACCCTTTCTCTGTGTCAATACAGATGGACGGCAGAATGACAGGTGAAAACTTAACACCTATCCGTTGGCTTGAAGACGCAGACAATGCCATACTACTTGAAACAGGCACAAATAACTTTACGTTTACTCAAGAGGCTTATGGCACTGTTGACACAGTTACAGGTGGTTCATTTACAAGTGGCACTTTTGTAACATTCAACACATCTTCTCGCCACGGCTTTACATTCCTCAACGGAGCAGTCGATGGCACAGCACTGACAGCAAACACAACACCTACAGCTCTACCTAACTTAGTAATCACAGACCTAGACTTAGGATATGACTTCATGGGTACAATAGGTAAGTTTAGAGTGTGGTCAGATGATCTAACGGATACTGGCATAGAAGAGGCATCAACATGACCGAAGAAATCTTAGAAGAACTAGAAGTAATCAAGACTGACTTCTACATCAGGTTAGCTAACGAAGCTGATATGCCTACAGTCTTGTCATCATTCTACAAGCAAGACACTGAGACAACAGTAGACGAGGAGACAGGCGAGGAGACCACTACAAACGTTGGTGATCCTTACCTAGTGCAAAACACATCTGACTATGCCATTGACGTTGTAGGCACTCTACACGAGGCTACAGGTAACACCCTGACAGATGAAGATGGCGTGGAGTATCCTGAGATGCAAGCTATGACAGGCTGGCATGTTAACATTAGATTGATGGGTGATGCAGTTAGAGAAACTGTAGAGGCACTTGATACATCACACGGGGTAACACCAGAAACACCAATGAGAGTTTGGCTGTAAGTAACTAAAACCAATCCACCAAAGGTAAAGGATTAATAAATACAATGGCAAAGAAACCAGGCGTAACAACAATAGCATCAGGCTATTACAGTAGAGCAGCATTAAATGCTAACTTCGAAGCACTTAATACAGCTTTTGACAACACAGTATCTAGGGACGGTAGTACTCCTAACACCATGTCAGCTGACCTTGACATGAACTCTAATGATATTACAAATGCAAATGTTATAGGTGCAAACAGTTTAGTTGTTAACGGTAAGTTAATAGCTGTATCTAATGACCCAGTCTTTGACGGTACAGTCACAGCATTTGGTGCATCTCTAATTGATGATGCCAATGCATCTGCAGCTAGAACAACTTTAGGTTTAGGTACAGCTGCAACTGCTTCATCTACAGATTTTGTAAATACAACAGGTGTAACGTCAGGTAATGTTACATTTGCAGACAATTCTAAAGCCATATTCGGTGCTGGGTCTGACCTACAGATTTACCACACTGGCTCGGCCAGCCGTATCCAAGACACAGGTTCGGGTAATCTTTATATTGCTGGTACAAACTTACAGCTAACAGACGCAACTATATCCGATAACTATTTACAGGCAGTAACTGGTGGCGCACTTACAGTTTACTATAACGGCGACCCAAAACTAGCCACAACATCAACAGGCTGTACTGTAACAGGATCTATAGTAGCTGACAACGTAGGCAGTGGGTCTCTTGCAGCTGTAACACCTGGTGGCAGTACAGAAGCAAACTTTACAGGAATACCTGCTGATGTCCGTCAAGTTACAGTTATGTTTAACGAATTAAGCATGAGTGGTAGTGACGATTTACTTATACAGCTAGGTGACTCAGGTGGTATTGAAACTTCAGGATATATATCTAGGTCTGTTTGGACGAATTCTTCTGAGTCTACAGCAGGTATGATTATTAGAGGACAAAACGCAGCAGACAAATGGACAGGATCTATGACATTTACAAGAGTCCATACAACCAATACGTTTATTCAATCACATACTGTAATAGATCCTGATCAAAATGAACAACGAGTAGGTGCAGGTTCTAAAACATTATCTGGTGAACTAACTCAACTTAAAGTTAAACCATCAGGGTCTAATACTTTTGATGGTGGTTCTGTAAGTATTACATGGTCTTATTAAATAATAAAACTTTACTCTTGACAAATAAAAATAACTAGGATACTATGGCTACATTAGATCAAATACGTTCAGCAGCTGAGAACGACTTAGTTACATTTATTAAGCTAGTAGCACCTGAACAAATGTTAGGTCAGTGTCACGAAGATGTATGTAACTGGTGGGGTCGAGAAGATTCTAAGTCTCATCAGCTTCTTTTGTTTCCTCGTGATCATGGTAAGTCTCGTATGATAGCTTACAGAGTAGCATGGGAACTAACCAAAGACCCAACACTACGTATCCTGTATATATCTGCTACAGCTAACCTAGCAGAAAAACAGTTAGGCTTTATTAAAACAATATTAACATCTGATACTTATAGTAGATACTGGCCTGACCATGTACATCCTGAGGATGGTAAACGTACAAGATGGACTAACTCTGAGATTATGTTAGACCATCCTTTAAGGAAAGCAGAAAAAGTACGTGACCCGTCTGTGTTCACTGGTGGTCTTACTACTTCTCTTACAGGGATGCACTGCGATATTGCTGTCCTCGATGATATAGTAGTATACGAGAATGCATACACAGGTGAGGGAAGAAACAAAGTTAAGTCACAGTACTCTTTATTGTCATCTATCGAAGGTGCAGATGCTAGAGAATGGGTGGTAGGTACACGTTATCATCCTGTAGATCTATACAACGATCTGCTACAAATGACAGAAGAACTGTTTGATGACGAAGGTAACAAGGTAGGAGAAGATAACATCTACGAAATCTTTGAACGTCCTGTAGAGGATAGAGGAGATGGCACAGGTGAAATGTTATGGCCTCGTAGTCAACGTAAAGACGGTAAGTGGTTCGGGTTTGACATCAAGGTACTAGCTAAGAAAAGAGGCCAATACTTAGACAAGGGTCAGTTTAGAGCACAGTACTACAACGATCCTTCAGATCCTGACAACGTACCTATAGAAAGTACAAGATTTCAGTACTACGAACGTAAACTACTAAAAGAAGATCAAGGACACTGGTTTTACAAAGACTCTAAGCTAAACGTATTTGCAGCTGTAGACTTTGCTTTTAGTTTATCTAAGAAGTCAGACTACACAGCTATTGTCATCGTAGGTGTTGACTCAGATAATAACATATACGTCTTAGACATAGATCGTTTTCGTACTGACAGAATTACAGATTACTTTGAGCACATACTACAGTTGTCAACTAAGTGGTCATTCCGTAAACTAAGGGCTGAGGTTACAGTAGCTCAACAAGCAATCGTTAAACAACTAAAAGAACTTATCAAGCAACACGGATTAGCTATAAGTGTAGATGAGTTCAGACCTAACAAATACCAAGGTAATAAAGACGAAAGAATATCTGCAACTTTAGAACCTCGTTATGACAACTTACAAATATGGCATTATCGTGGTGGTAACACACAGACTTTAGAAGAAGAACTACAGTCAAGGAACCCACCGCATGACGATATTAAAGATGCTCTTGCTTCGGCTATAGACATTGCTGTCAAGCCATTCAAGAATGTACGTAGAAATAAAGACAAGAATATCGTTTGGGCTAATAACAGATTTAGAGGAGCCTCTTAATGGCTGGTGAAACAATAGAATTAGAATATCTTTTAGGTCCTGACTCAATGGCTGTGGAGGTATCTAACAGATGGCGTGAATGGTCTAACCTTCGTCAAACAAAGGTTGAAGAGTGGAAAGAGTTACGTAACTACCTGTATGCTACAGACACAAGCACAACTAAGAATGCTATGCTTCCTTGGTCTAACAGCACCACAACTCCTAAGCTAACTCAGATTATGGATAACCTTCATGCTAATTACTTTGCTACATTATTCCCACAATCTAAGTGGATGCGTTTTGAAGCTGAGACAAGAGAAGCTAACGTCAAAGCTAAACGTAATGTAATACAAGCATACATGGATAACAAAGTTCGTCAGTCTGACTTTATTAATACAGCCAGTGACTTACTCTATGACTACATTCAATACGGTAATTGCTTTGCTACTGTTACGTGGGAAGACAACTACCAAGTGAAAGAAGCTGGGGACCTCGTTGTAAACTATGTAGGTCCAAAGGTTGTACGTGTTTCACCATACGATCTTTGCTTTAACCCTACAGCACCCAGCTTTGAGAAGTCACCTAAGATCCTCAAGTCTATAAAAACACTTGGAGAGATCCGAGGTATGATAGACAGTGATCCGTCAAAGTCATACATGGAAGGTGTCTTCTCTAAAATGATGGGAGCTAGAGCTGCGGTAAGAGGTTCAGATGGTGTGTATGACAAGGCTGACGGCTTTATAGCTGATGGCTTTACATCTATACAGCAGTACTACGAATCAGATTACGTAGAGGTTCTAACTTTCTATGGTGACTACTATGACACAGAGAATGGTGTCCTACTAAAGAACCGTATCATCACAGTAGTTGACCGAGCATATGTTATGGCTAACGAAGAAGACCCTAGCTGGTTAGGTAGTTCACCTATCTTCCAAGCTGGATGGAGAC